CAACAACTTCTTCTTGACTGTTAAACATAGATTGAGCAACTTCCGCACGGCGAGCATCTAACATCGGAGATAACTTTTCTGCCATTGCTTGAGCGAACGCTTTTTCTGTTTCTAGCGCACCACCTTGTGTAATTGCTTGAATTAAATTTTGCACGGATTCTTTCATGTATATCTCCTATTAATTTGGCCAAGTGCCAGTTTTTAACTTAGTCACTTTTGATGGCTTTTCTTCTTTTGTATCTGATTGGTTAACTGTAGTTGGTGTTTCTTCAGATTGCGCTACTTCATCTTGCTCATCTTCAGGTTGCTCAGTATTTTGCATCATATAATTTTGTGTAGCAGCCTGTTGTACACCATCCATCATACCTACTTTTTCAGCCTGAGCCATTTGCAATTCTGCTTCTTGCTCAATTTCTTTTTCAATTTCTTCTATTTGATCTTCATCTAAACGAAGAATGTTTTTCTTAACCCATAATTGGCTATAATATTTACCAACATATGGATCGATTTGCTGCAGCGCAGCCAATCTTTGTGTTATTATTTCTGAATCTTTTAATTCAGAAAAATGATTGTCTTCGATATAATCGTACTTTAAAAATTGACGAATATCTTCCCATTCGTCGGCACGAATAATACCTTTAGCAACAAGCTGTACTCTTAATGCTTCAGAGAACAATACGCTAAACTTTTTACGTAGTCTAACTATAAATTTGTTAAACTTAACTTCATCACGAGAAATCTCTTGTGAACGACCAATACTAAAACCTTGCTGTGGTTGCAAGCGAGAAATAGGCACGTTCAATGCATGATAAAGTTTATTCTGGAAATATTCGATATCTTGAATCTCGCCAAGGTTCTGTCCGCCTGGAAGTGTAGTAATCTCAGTACCTTTACCACCTTCACGACGAGGCATCCAGAAATCTTCCATCATAGAAAGATGACGACGATCATCACGTGTTTCACCAGTAGTTGCATCATAAACAATCTTATTACGGAACTTGTTCATGATGTCAGAAACGTATTGTTCTGCTTTTAACTTTGGTAAGTTACCAACGTCAATGTAGAAAATTCTACGTTCTGGCGCACGACTAATTCGATAGATGACTAAAGAATCTTCAATCATCTTTAATTGGTTAACTGGTTTAATTGCCTTATGCAAATAAGACAAACACATTCCAGTATTTTGGTCTACATATCCAGATGGACAGTAAACTACAGAGTCAAGAGCTAACTTTACACCTTGTGTAGTTTGCTCAGTAATACCTTTATCATTATAAAGATAATATTCTTCAATTTCTTTAACGATGTCAACACCTTGTGTTGTTCGTTCTTTTTTAATATTTTTAATACGACGAATTTTACGTGGGTCGATATATCGTAATTCTACTATCCCATCTTTAATTCGTTCTTCGTCTATCAGAATTTGATAATATAATCTTCCATCAATGTACCATGTACGGAAGATTTCATGCGCTCTCTCATCAAATTTTAAAATTCTTTGTATATTATCAAATTCTTCTTTAATTTTCTTTTTAATTGCAGAAGAAAGTTGTAATTCATCTAAATTTATCTCAACTGGATTCTTTTGTTCGTCCGCAACAATTGCTTCATTAACAATGTCTTCAATAGCATTATCGCAATCTGAATATTGAGAAACTTCGCGATATCTACGAAGTAAATCATTTTCATTCTTAATAATACCTTCAAGATCCATGACCATACCGTAGTAACCACCAGCATTAACACCAGTGTTTACTACGGTCGCGCCCGTATCAATCGCGCTCGGAGTTACAACTGATTGCAACCCCTGATCTTTTTTACGCTTTATTTCAAAGCCAAAAATTTGCATAATGTAAAAACCCTTAAAATATTATAGAGGGAACGAACCAACTGGTGTATCGATAGAAACATTGACACCGAAACCAGAAGTTGCTCCAGTATTTGAAGTAAAGAAGTTGTATGTAAACTCTACGTCAAACTGTTCAATTGCATTTTGTTGTTCGTAATCTAAACCAACTGCAGAAATTGTAGTTGGGAACGCATCCACAAACTTGTAACTCTTAATAATTGCACCGTTACGATCTAACTGATGAACACTCATGTCTACCTGATAATCAGTAGGATTAATACGACCATTAGTGGTGTTATAATTCTGGATACCAGATTGCCATTGTTCTAATGCATTACGAATTCCGAATGTTGTATCATTATAAATCGAAACAGTCCATGGTGCGAAAGTGCGTTCTCCAGCAAAATTTACTGGGCGACCACGATACAACACAGGCAATGTTTCGATTGTTGATGCTGGTAACTGCGCAGCCTTACACAAAAATTGTGCGCGCTGCCCAGCTACTACACCCAATGTCACATAAGACGGGAATGTTAGTTCAACACGGAATTGATTAGGGCGAGCACCGCCACCAATCATTTGCGCTTTAAAATCAGCAATATTTGCCATTTAAATCTCCTTTTGTTCTTTCTTATTTATTCTCTAATTACGCACCAATTTCGCTAAAGTTAATAGCAGAACGAGCAGCGATAAAGTTAAGAGTGATAAAGTTGATAGAACGATTTGGTTTAATGAAGATATCAGCAACGAATTCGTTACGATCAATAACTTCACCAGTGTTGTTAGACTCATCGCACTTAACAACGAAATCAATAATACCACGACGACCTTGTACATCACGGAGGAATGGCTCTACTAGGTTCTTAAACTGGGCGCGAGTGAAGCTATCATTGAATTCAAATAGTTGGAATTTAGCAGCAGTTGCAACCGCTTTTTCAAGAACGATAAACAGACGACGCACGTTGATGCGATCAAATGCGCTTGGTTTAGCAAGTAAAGTCTTATCGCCGAATAGAACAGTACCCTCACCTGGGAATGTAACCACTGGGTTGACACCATTCTTGTAAAGATTATCGCGCATAGTCTTGTTTGGATTAACAGCAAGACGAACAACATTCTTAATCTGTCCACGGTTTAGACCACCTGGAGACCACCATGGATCATTAGTGTAATCTGTACGTGCGCATAGACCAGCAACGTCACCGTTTAATGGAATCCAACGATATTTGTCATTGTAACGGTCATATTGATACTTGAAACCAGAATCCATTACAGCGTATGAAGTGCTAGACAATGCGTTTCTGTATGCGTTAATTTGAGTAACTTGCGTATCAGTAGAACCGATGATAATATCACCAGTGCTTTGATTTTGTGGAGAGATAAAAGCAACGCAATCAAGACGTGTTTCGCAGACGTTATTGATTACATATTGTGCTGTTACTGAATCAGCTTTACCTAACATAACTAAACTAATATCATACAACTCAGCGTTAGAAAATAATTCAAAAGCAGATTGTTTTTCACCAGTAGTTAATGCATAGTCATCAGTACCACCACTCATTGAACGCTTAACGGCTGCTGTTAAACTCTTAAACGCAGAGCCTTGAGCCTGAGCACCCCATGCTACACCACTACCTAGCAGTGTAATTGGATGATCCATCCACCAGATGTATTCTGAACGTGAGTTAATTACATCTTTGTAGTAGTTATTAGTTCCATCTGATTTTTTAGCATCAGCAGCTTTGGAAACGAAAGCAAATTTTTCGACGATAGAACCTTTAGTTCCAGTGATTAAACCATCTTCGTCAAAAATGATAATATGCATTTCGTCATTAGAACCACCTACGCTAGTTGCGTAAGAAGAAGTTCCTGGCGCAGCATCAAATTCTGCAGCACAATCAATAACTACACCGTTTAAAGTTGTAGTCCAGTTTGTGTAAGTAGCAGCGTCTGCCATAGAAACGTGTAAAGAATTGCCGATAGAGCCTGGATATTTTGCAGCAAATTCGCCAACTACAGCAGCACCAGTTGAGTAAGTTTCAAGATAGTGTTCACCGTTTTTAATTTTAACACCTAAGTTCTGGCTAATAACAGCAGTAGCGGTAGCAGCAGAACCAGTTGGTGGAGAAGCAATAACTACTGCTGGTGGATTATCGTATCCTGAACCACCATCAGTCACTATGATGCTAGTAATAGAAGAAGTGCTTAATGTTACAGTAGTAGTAACTGCACCACCATCACCAGCAATAGTAACAACTGGCAACGCTTTATAACCAGAACCTGGATTTGTGATAACTACGCCAGTGATAACACCATCAACAATAGTGGCAGTAGCAGTAGCACCAGTGCCAAGATCTCCAGTAGCTGGAGTGATATTAACTGTCGCAGTTGTATAACCAGTATTACCTTCTCCAGAAACAGTAATAGCAGAAACTCCGCCACCTGAAAGAACAGCATAAGCAGTTGCCTGAGCACCACCTGCAGTATCTGGAGCACCAATAGTAACAGAAGGTGCTGGCAAGTTAGAAATATAGCCACTACCAGAGTTAGTCACTGTAATAGAAGTAACACCACCAGTTAAAGCAGCGACCGCATTCAAGTGTCCAGCGTCTGCGCGAACTAGCAATAGGTTATTTGTATAAGATAGGAAGTTCGCTGCTGTAAAGAAAGAGTCAGCATTACTATCGTTTGGTTTTCCAAATCTGCGGACTAATTCATTTTCAGAACCGACAGTGACAGGCTCCATAACTGGACCCCATGGGAAAGCGCCAGCAAATGCTCCAATAGAGCTAGATACGGCTGGAACGATAGAAGTGAAATCTTTTTCTACGACTGCAACGCCTGGAGATAATTGAAACGGCATTGTAATTCTCCTTGTTTAATAAGTTTTACTTTTAGACAAATTTCATGTCTACATTTTATTTAGTTTTTACACGATTTCTAGAAGTTTAGAGGCGGTTTTTCTGGACCACCATCGTCATAAAAACCAAACGGAGTTAATTCTTCTTCAATTGCTTGCATTTGTTTTTTATACATAACTTCTCTCAAGTTTACATTATTTAGGTCTTTAAAATAAGAGTTGGTCGTTAACCAACCAAACAGCACGAGGGGCATAACTAAATCATCGTGATAACCTTCGTCTGCTTCATAAGACCCCTTCTTTTCTATAAAAGTAGAGATCTCAGAAATTGTGTCTGCATCGTGAATGAGTAACTTGTTTTCCTCAACCAAAGCCTTAAAGTTATGACATCCGATTCGTTTAATTTTCTTGTCTGTATTTACGCCAAGTTGAGTCTTACCACCACCAAAACCACCAGAAACAGTTTGTCCTAAAGTATGACGAGTTACGAATAGTATATTTTCATATTCCATTTCAGAGTATAAAATATGGGCGACCTGTTCTGATATGTTAATTTCTAGTAGAACCCAAGCGTTATTATAATCTTTACCAACTTTATAGATGACGTTTGGATATAAGAGAGGGCTAATCTCGTTATTTCTATACTTTGCAACTAATTTGTATGGAGTCTCCGTGATATCAATGACTTGAAACGCTGAATAATCCCCACCAACACCCTTTGCTACGTCTGCAATTAAACAATATGTATGACCAACTTGTGGTTCAACATAAACGTCTAATCCATCTTTATTGTAAACTCTATTTCCGACTGACATCTTAGCAATAACGTCTGCGTTAATTAGAGTCAAACTAGAGCCTAAGAACTTACAAAGAACCTCTTGATTATACTTAAGATCCCCAAGCATAGCTTTTTGTTCAGCAGCCCACGCTTCGTCTCTTCCTGGAATTTCCCAGTAAGGAATAAACAATGGAACGAATCCGTTACGACCATTCTCAGCATCATTCCAAAACTTCCAGAAGTGATTATAGCCGAGTGGAGTTGAAGAAAGAAGAATCTTGGTTGTTTGACCAGCAGAAATAGTTGGATAAACAGATGTAAAGAATTCTTCAGCCACGTTGTTTGGAATAATCGCAGCTTCATCAACGTATAGTAAATTAACAGACTTACCACGAATACCTGATTTACCAGTCGCTGCAGTAAAAACTTTAGATCCGTTTTCTAATTCGATATCACCCTTGTTCCAAGTAGTGACACCTTGTTGCATCCAATTTGGAAGCATTTCATACATTGTCTGGTAACGATCCAAAACCTCACGAGCAGCTGTAGCTTTGTTAGCTAAAATCGCTACGTTTTTATTTGACTGAAATAGCGTGTACCAAAGAATATAAGCAGCTGATGTAGTAGTCTTTCCTTGCTGACGTCCTTCCATAAGAATCACTCTACGATTATTATGAATAATGTCAATCTTCTTTTTCTGGCATTCATACAGTTTAAATAGCTGTAATCCATGATCTAATGTTACGATGTAACAGTAACTCTCAATAAAGTATATTGGGTCTTGAGAACACTTAATATACTCTTGGATATTTTCTGGAGTAAACTCAACAGTAACTCCAGCAGCTTTTAAATTCGAGTTAGCATTATAAATTTCAGCCATATTTAAAAATTATCTTCCCAATTTTCAGAAGTAACTGTCGCTGTAGTTACATCACCCTGTGCGGTATAAATTCTATTTGGACTACTAAAATCTTCGTTTTGTCCAACATTTGCATATACTTCGTCAATAACTTTTCTATTAGATTTAGGACCAAATAGATTAGTTTTCATAGTAAATGTTAGTGTATGAGTAACAAATCTACGGGTTTGAAAATCTCCATCATATTCGTCTTGAGCAGTTACGCTATTTAATATTATAGGAACATCTAGTTTAATATTCATATCAGGAACAGCGTTTACAGTTAATGTATATTCAGGTGTAAATGTTGGTAAGATTTGTTCAACTATTTGCAAAGCATCTTCCTGAGTTTTGGTTAATATGTATAATCCAATATCAATGTTATATGGAACTGGAGCATACATGGAATCCATAGCAGGTGAGCCATCACCGCATTTAATTTGTTGCATACGATTTAGTTTGCGAGTCGAGTCATAACTATATCCAAGAATTTCAAACGACATTCTTGGTAAAGTAACATAAGTGTTATTCTTTAGATCAGGGTCTTGTTCAACGCGAACTAACCATTTTTCTTTTGGAGCGTATGCCAGAGGAATTTGTAAACGCTGAATAGTATTACCTGTTACAGAATCTCCCTGTTTACGATCTATGTATATATCACTAAACAATCTACCAAACGCGACAATACTTTTGCGAATTATACCGTGATAGTAAACTTGGTTATTTAACATTACTCACCAACCTCTCCGAACGGATTATTTTCGCTAAAAATTATATCTTTAGCCTCATCTTTAAATGAGTTATTATCACCATAAGAATCAGCTTTATCAATATCGATCTCAATAGTAGCAANTGCAGTTGCTCCTGAACCACCTCCACCAGATATTTGTACTAACGGTGGTGTCATATATTGTTGTCCGTCTTCTATAACATTTATAGCAACGACTTTTCCAGCAGATAATCCTGTTCCTAAAATAGCAACTGCTGCAGCCCCATACCCAGAGGAACTTCCAAAAGATACTGTTGGAGCAGATGTATATCCAGAACCTTGATTTGTTACAGTAACTTTTAATACTCTAGAAGATGTGTTTCTTGTGGAATTAGTACTAAATGTTTTAAGAGATTCGAACGCATCAACTTCTTTATTTCCAGTATCAATTCTTTCAGAAGCATATTGAAACAGTTCAACTTGAAGTTTATATACATATAATTTTCCAAGTTGATAAAATGGATCTTGGTGTGTTACAAATTTAATTTCAAACAATCCCTTTGATAATGGGAAGTAAATTAAATCTCCCTCGCATGGGCGCGAAGGAATTATAGTCTGATCGTAACGACCAACGAGTTGATCCCATCTACGTCGAGCAACTACAAGAGTGGCTGACTGTTCCATCATTAATCCAAATTTTTGAATAAATGCGCCTTGTCCTGCGAATGAATCTATATTTTCAAAGTACATTTCAAT